GTGGGGGGGTGCGACACACATACCATGAGCAGAGTACGAAGCAGAGATACTACAACAGAAAACATCCAACCTGCAGAAGCCATAATGACCATTACCACGATGCCCCCGTTTACGGGCACATCGCAGGTTCACGGCCGGAATGGCTCCGAGGCTGGATCTGTTTACGACGAAAGTTTATTCTTTCTTAGTTACAGCGGCAAAGTCGGTCGTATTGAAACGATCGAAGATGTCGAGGGTAGTTCTCGTAGTGCTTACAATGCTTGCGATCACACGAAAGAAGAGTGGGATGTTCCCGCTCTCCCCGGCTTTATGCTGGGGGATTCTTCCGAGTATTTGGGCAAATATGCCCAAGCAAGTACTGTTTGCACGCTCAGTGCTGGCCCTGACCAGTTAGAGTATGGATATTCCGCATTTCCGTCCAGTTGGACGGATGAAGCAAATGCTCTCGGCTTAGCCGTGAACAAGATGCGATTCGGAATCCAAGACTCTGGCTTCAACCTACCTACGTTTCTTGGGGAGTTAAAGGATTTTAAACACCTTTTCTCTAAGAACGCGGGCAAGTTAAGTCACAACTCGAAACGGCTACCGACCCGTAAGGGTGGGAAGTATCCAGAAGGCTTCGATAAGAAGACCCTCTCTGGTTCGATTCGTGATGGACTAGTCGGGCTACTGAAAGCCGACCTAACAAATCAATTCGTAGTCAAGCCAATGGTGGCTGACATACAGAAGATGATGACATTAGGTAGGCATCTAGCTGCTCAGAAGGAAAGACTGACTGGTGGTAAACCAGTCGTCGTTAGGTCCTCATATAAAGATCGTACGGAGGTCAAAGATGACTTCCTCGATCCCTCTGTTTACACCCATGGTTGGGTCAGTAACAGGGTATATGAACGGACAATCACCCCGTGGGCTCTGATCAAATACGATTCAGATGCCTTACCAGATCTGCCTGAGGTTTTACTTCTGGCAGATATGCTCGGTTTTGATCAGCCACTATCAACTGTATGGGAGTTAATCCCGTTCAGCTTTATGGTGGATTATTTCATCCGAGTGGGCGATTGGCTGGATCAGTTTGATGGGCAAGTCTATGACGTGCCCTATACGATCCTGCAGCAAGGGTATTCCGTGAAAACGGTTTTCCGCTCCGAGGTAAAAACCACCTTTAACAGTGGTATTTATCGGACCAAGTATCAAAACCTCGCTCCATTGACCCGTTACGGGACAATGAGGAGGACGAGATACAGGCGGGTCCCTGGTGAGCTCCCTTACGGGAGCTTCACAACACCTACCATATCCCTACCCAGCCTTAGACAAGCTGGGAATATAGTAGATATTGCGCTGCTTAGGATCCTTGGATCCTGATCAGCTCTCTATCGACGGCGCATGCGCCGGTCTTGCAGTGGATTGTATTACCGCCCCAATTCCTGGGTCGGCAAGACACTGTATTGTCTCGAACAAACCAACCAACCTGCTCTACCTTTCCACTAGCCCTTGCGGGTTAGGGGTGGAGTAGTTTACAAGATAAGCTAGTTATGCCAATCCAAAACACAATCACTATCGCTGCGGGTCCTGGGACTCCTGTGTCTCTCGATTACGAGAAAGCAGCAGGTAGTAAACCAGGCGAATCCGTATGGTATGCGGATTCTCCACACGGCGACCTTCGTGGACGCCCACTCATTCGAGTGGGTCATGTCACAACGAGGGCCGACGTGGACCGTTCACTCGTCTCGTTCGTCGAACCTGTGCTGAACGTTGCAACTGGTCTTTACGACAGTTCACTGACCGTGAACTGCGTGATCCAGCGCAAGGGTACTGCACAGGTCGTCGACGTGGCGACACTTGCTCAACGGTTGTCGATATTCTTCTCGAATGCGACTATCCGTGACCAGGTCTGCGAACTCGATTTCTAAGTTTTCTTGGAAATCGATCCGTCGATCTGGGAGCTCGTGGCAGGAGCGCTTGACGCGTCGGCTAGGTACCTCATGACAAGAGATTCGGATGACTATGTAATAGTTACCGTTTCGATTGTTCTGATGGCACTTACCCTGATGCGCAAGCGCTTCAAGCGTTAACGGTTTCCCTCTTAAGGGACCAGCCGTTAGTGGCGTGTATAATTGTTTTGGCATGACGTAGGAGACTACCCTTATGGGAAATCTGAAACGCCTAGAAGCCTTGTGGCTTCTGCTCGCAACAAATACACAACTCTCTGCATACGTAGAAGACGCTGATAAGCGGACCTTCGTTACACGCGTGCAGGGTGAAGGCATAACCTTCCTCACCGTTGTCCTTCCTCGGTTGTACAAGACCCTCGATCGCGCTTTCGCGACCGGAGTCTTGACACCTGTTGAAGGATTCAGCAACGGCAAGAAGGGCTGTGTCTATCCACTATTCCTTCGGAAGGCTTGGATGGCCATCTTCAATGAAGATGGTACCATCAAGCCGACTTCGGAGGTATGTGTGGGTGCTGTAGCTTGTATAAGACAGCTTTCTGCTATCTTTTACAAGCTGGAACTGCAGTATACCGATGACCAAATCAACAAAGTTATCGACGCCTTCAAAGGTGCCGAAGCTGACTTGGTTGGGTTAGACCTTTCTCCTATGCCTACTCAGGCATTGCTCAACAGAGCACGGAGAATAGTCACGAGACTACTATGTCGGACTAACCCGTTCGATATACGTCCTCGTCACGGTACTGGGGCTTCTGCCTGCCAGGTTAAACCCTGGTTGAGATATGACTCGTATAGATACATACGTCGTTTAGACGCGTGTTTCCCTTACGAGAATCATTTCCACTACAACTTAACGGACTTTTGCGATAATCTCGCAAGATACGTTTCGGCTGAAGAGGCGAATCCCCCTGCTCGGGTTGTGCTCGTACCTAAAGACTCACGCGGTCCGCGGCTGATAAGCTGCGAACCTCGTGAATTCATGTTCATACAGAAGGGTCTTATGGACCTACTGTATAACTCGGTACACACACAACCTGGAATAGCTGCGATGTTGGGTTTTAACGACCAAACTCGCAATCAAGTCCTGGCTAAGTATGGGTCCCTCAACGGGTCCCATGCCACGCTTGACCTGAAAGAAGCATCTGACCGAGTGTCGATGGAATTAGTGCGATCACTTTTTCCTTCTAACTGGGTCGCTGCACTCGAAGCTTCACGCTCCGAGTCAACGATACTTCCGGATGGCACTGTTGTGCCGCTCCGCAAATTCGCACCTATGGGATCAGCTTGCTGTTTCCCTGTAGAGGCGATTTGTTTCTGGGCTATTAGTCTAGCAGCAATCGGTAACGAAACGCTCGTTAATCGTGCGTTTCGTAACCAACATATCGAGACGGAAGATCGAATCTCCGTCTTCGGTGACGACATCATCGTACCTACTCGGCATGCCGAGAAGGTGATCCTAGCGCTTGAATCCTGTGGCCTTGTGGTCAACAGGGACAAGTCATTCTGGAACGGCCCCTTTAGGGAGTCGTGTGGAGTCGAGGCCTTTAACGGCATCGACGTCACACCAGTGAGGGTAAAGAACCCTCTAGGCGATGATGAGCAGAGTCGTTTCCGTGCCGCCGACATGCTTAACAACATGATCGGCAAGTACGGATACGCCCGCATTGGACTGGCTGCCCAGTGTCTCTACGAGACCTGGTACGGACCTATCGATGTATCGTCAAGATACACCGTTGGGACCGGCTTGGTTGGTTTTAGCCCTTTCGGCTGGACCACCCAGGTTAATATAGTGAAAGGTCATCAAGGCCTATCGCTATATGCACCATACACTGATGCGGCGTACTCCACAAGGGTTCGCTTCAACAAGCATTTATGCTTGAAGGAGTATCGAATTCGAGTGGAGCAACCAAGGTACATTCAAGTAGCCTTGGACCGCTGGAGCGATGTCCACCGGCGTGACGCAATGCGTCTCGGACCGGATATGACAGCGACTCGCTGCGCGCTTGCTAGGCGCGTTCAATATAAGTATAGCTGGGTGAG